CAAACAAGCTCGCCGTCCGAAGGATGGCCATCAATTCCATGGATAAGCATGGATTACGACCAACCCATGTCCGCAGTGTGATAGAGATCATTGTGGCCGGCGTCTTCATACCAGATGCCGAAGACCTTCGTGGAGCGAAGATTGAGCAGAGCAATGTAGCACGCGAGTTGCGCCATGAGATGGCGAACGCGGCGCCTGTCGGAGCCTGGGGCGATCTTTACAATAGCTTCCGCCACCCGTTCAAGAACCGCGGCGCCTCGCGCGTCCGCGGGGCTGTGTGAGGTGGCCTTGGCGTGGTTAACGGTGTAAGTCACTCAAGTAATCTGAGTGAACCTAGACTACACGTTAATCGACACGCTAAGGAAGTAGTCAAACCCCGCACGTTGTTCTCCATTTCGGAGATGTCCGGCAACGTCGATCTGGGGGTTAACAATGCGGATATTAGTACATTGGAATGCGCGCTATTGACGCGCATGTATTATTGCAAGGTCGGTGACGACTATGTAGTTCCTCCACCAGTAAGCACGGATCTGTTTGCTGAGCGATTGGCTGATTTTAAGTCGACGCTGTTATCTAAGATGCATGATGTCACCCGTCTTTCCCTCAACGAGGTTGTTGAGACGTATACGGGTCGCCGACGCACCATTTATCAGAACGCCTTTAATCGACTGGTCCAGATCGGATTGTCTCGAAGCGACGCCTGCTCCATAGCATTTGTGAAGATGGAGCTCGTCAACCCTGAGAAAGCCCCTAGGTGCATTCAGCCCCGCAACCCCGCTTACAACCTCTCCTTGGGGAGGTATATTAAAGCGGTTGAGCATAAGCTGTATGACGCGATTCGCCGTGTGTACAAAGATGGTCCAACGGTGATGAAAGGATTCAATGTGGAGGAGATTGGATCAATAGCGAGGGGTAAATGGCGTAGTTTCAAAAACCCGGTGGCGATAGGATTGGACGCCACCAAATTTGACATGCATGTGTCGCCTGCCGCTCTAGCTTGGGAGCATGGCGTTTACAGGAGCTTGTTTCCGGGAGACCGAGAACTCAAGAAACTGTTGCGTTGGCAGATGAACAATCGAGGTGCAGGGTACTGTGGAGATGGGAAGCTCAAGTACTCAGTTACCGGCAAGCGGTTCAGTGGTGATATGAACACCGGCTTAGGCAATTGCCTTTTGATGAGTGGTATGGTTTATGCCTACGCTCGTAGTCGTGGTGTGTGTGTGAAGTTGTTAAACAACGGTGATGATTGCGTAGTCATGATGGAAGTCGATGACATGGCAAGATTCAATGAAGGTCTCGATGAGTGGTTCCTTGAGATGGGGTTCAGAATGGTGGCTGAAGAGCCGGTGTACGAGTTGCACCAGATTGAGTTCTGCCAAATGCACCCTGTTGAAGTAGGTGAGGCGTGTCGCATGGTACGCAACATCCGTTCCACTCTCAGAAAAGACACTATGACGGTTCATAGACTGACCGATGCTGCCCACCGTGAAAAGTGGTGCACAGCGGTTGGGACTGGAGGGTTGTGGCTCACCGGCGGGGTGCCGGTGCTGCAAGACTTCTATCAAGCGTATCAGCGTATAGGGTGTATGAGAGCAAGCAACATGCTCGATGACCCTACGTTTGCTACCGGGATGCGACTCATGTCCAAAGGCATGTTGGAGCACTATCGGGAGCCTGATGCGTGGACTCGAGTGCAAGTATTTGAGGCTTGGGGGATTTCGCCTGATGAGCAGGTAGCCCTTGAGCAGCATCTCCAGGATTTTATTCTGGAGCCCTCTGTGGTACTAGATGAGATTTTTAACGATACTCCGTTGTTGACGTTGGTTTTGCCGTAAAGGCAGGGGTATTCCCCAAGACATATATAGATCGTGGTAATACTGAAAAACAGAAAACAAAACAATAAATAAGATAAAAATGGCGAAGAACAAACGTCAAGTGAAAATCCGTATGGTAGCAAAGCCAAGCCGTAAACGTGCTAGTGCCCCCGCAAAAGATGAGATAACTCGTCTAGGGTATGCGCTACGTGCGTTAGGCAGCTATGGTGGTGGCGCGTTAGGTGCTATGGCAGGAATGCCTGGCGTAGGCGCTTCGACCGGACATGGCATCGGGGCCTCAATCAGTAAATGGTTGGGTTCAGGTGACTATGAGGTCACGAAAAACTCTGTTGTGAGTGGAGCGCAACGAATGGGAAGCACGGTGCCGGATATGCACAAGGCTAACCAATCGATTATTGTGCGACACAAAGAGTTCATCACTACTGTCAAGAGTTCCATTAACTTCAATGTTCAGGACTCTTTCGACATCAACCCGGGCAACGAATCGTTATTTCCCTGGCTAGCAGGCGTCGCAGCGCGCTTTCAGGAGTACAAGATTCGTGGTATGGTGTACCACTATGTCCCCACTAGTGGGGCTGCAGTGTCGTCCACCAACGCCGCGCTCGGTGCCGTCATGTTACAGACATCGTATCGCGCAAGCGATATTCCGCCGCTCAGCAAGCTAGAAATGCTGAACGAGTACAACAGCAACGAGAGTGTTCCTTGCGAATCCTTTTGCCATCCAGTTGAGTGCGACCCCAATGAGAACCCTTTCAACATCCAGTATGTCCGTTCATCGGAAACTGATGCGACGGAAGATAAGTTACTCTATGATCTGGGCCGTACACACGTAGCCGTTCAGGGCTGCCAGACTGATGGTTTTCCGATTGGTGACCTGTGGGTTACCTACGAAATTGAGTTAAAGAAACCTTTGGTGAGTAGCAACATTACTCAACCGTTCCAGACCTTTGGCGCATTGTCGACCAGTCCACCCAGTGGCGCTGACCTTTTCGGAGGTCTTACGTCCACTGTTGGCAAGTTGCGGTGTACGCTGGGGGTGAACTCGATCACTTTTCCGAAGGGTCGAATTGGTTCCTATCAAATTACGGTTCGCCTTGGTGGTACATTCTCTACATATTCGTGGGCAAATACAGTCACGCTCACGAATTGCTCGTTGACTATTGGGACTCCCGGTGTTAGTCAGTTGACTACATCTAAGGGAGG